ATTAAAACCCTGCTGCCATTTTGTTTACAATGTAAGACTTAACTAGACCAGATCTGACAATATCTTCAATACCAAATTCAATAGATTCAAACTCTGGCATTCTCTGAATGATCCTCATGAAATCAAGGATTCCATTTCTCTCATTAGTTTTTGTAAGGTCAGACTGTGTGGCATCACCACAGAACATAATTCTGGAGTTATCACCAACCCTTGTGATTATACTATCAAGTTCATGGAAGTTCAAGTTCTGACATTCATCAACAATGATAATAGAGTTATCTAAAGTAGTTCCTCTAATGAATGATGTACTCCAAAACTTAACAGTTTCCTGTGCTTTAAGATTTCCATAAAGCATTTCAAACTCTGCATCAGATGCACATTCAAACATATACTTGACCATGTTCTTATAGGGAATCTGGTAAAGACTTGACTTGTCTTCATGGTCTCCAGGAAGGAATCCAATTTCTCTTGTTGCTACAAGAGATCTAACAATTACAATTTTATCATATGGTGTGAGTTCATCAAGAACATCTTTAAGTGCTAAGTAAAGGGCACAGAATGTTTTACCTGTCCCTGCACATCCATAAACAAAAAGATGTTTATCTGAATCATAAGCATTAAAAAGAGTAGTTTGATTTTTAGTTAATGGTTGAATATCAATTAAACTTTCAGCATTAATAGGCTTTCTCTTTTTTCTGTTTCTTGCAGTTGTACCAATACCAATAGTGGTATCTCCTGAATTTCTTCTTTTGTTTCTGGTCATTAAATTTTCTTTACTCTAGAACCGGGTGCTTTTGATGCTTTTTCAAGGACGTCATTCCATCCTGGATTTTTACTAATAAGTTTGTTCTTCCATTCACCTACTTCTCCTGGAGTTGCGCATCCTTCAGACCAATCCCTCTTCCATTCAGGATTGTCTTGATACCACTGAGTGATTTCATGTACACTCATTTCAATCTCTTTCTTCTCGCCTGTTTCTTTATGAATAATAGGATAAATTGCCATTTGTTACAATGATATACAAAAATATTTATTCTAAAGTTATGGATGGTGCATCCTGACACTCTGGACAGTTGTCTCTAGTCCATCCAAGTGCCTCAGACACTGTTGGAAATTGACATATGAACATACACTTACATGCTTCTGCAATATCCATGTGCTCCTTTTGTGTGCCATGTGCAGACCTTAAATTGATATAGTGAATCCAAGACCTTACTGAACCTGTCATATAGATTCTTGTAGGGGTTGCTAAAGGAAGAACAAATCTTGCACATTCTTTGGCAACATCATGAGCAAGGAGTTCCTTATAGAGTTGCATAGAGTGTGCAAAGTGTTCTTGAATCTTACTTTGCAAAGTCAGTTTTTCATACTCAGGAATATCATCAATAGAGTTCTGACGATTTTTAGTGTCCTGTCTACGTAAATCTGGAACAGGAATATATTTAGAAATCAGTGAAGTGTCTGCATACCTCTGTGAAAATTCTTGATAAGTAAATGATCTATGACGCAGAATTTGTGCTGCAATTCCTCTGGTAGTTTCAATTTCCAGAGTCATAGTAGCCTGCTCAAAAACAGACCAATGATTGTGCTTAATACAATAACGTAACAGACCTGCATAGTTTTCAGAATCCTGATTTGCTGGATTAGAAACTCTTGCAATATAAGCCATTGTTTGTTCTGCATCTGGCGTAACACTAATAAGTTTTACAGTCATTTATTACCAAATCCTTTATAGTTTTTGTGTTCAAGTTTAAGTATTTCTTCTTCAATCACTTGAAGTTGATGATTCATATAATCTAGTTCATCTGGTGTATACAACTTAGATTGATTTTCTGTTGCTTCTTTGAGAAACTTCAACATTCTTTTAAGTTTCATCCAGAAAATACCTCATCATAATTTTCAGTATAAGGAGTTACCATGGCATCCTCTTCTATTGTAATATGTGCAGGTGGTCCTTCTAGTTCATACTTTAAAGATTGAACTAGAAGTTCCATATTCCTAACAATCATTCTAACTTTTTCTCTATCCATAAAAATTAATTCCTTTCAATATAACTTAGATTGTGATTCTGAGAACACAATTGTTCTATGATTATATCACATGCAATCTTTGGATCGCAAGTTCCACAAGTATATACATCTACTGCTGCTTTACCTTCTTCAGGCCATGTATGAATACTAATATGACTTTCAGATAACAAACAAATCACAGTAACTCCTTGTGGTTCAAACTTCTTTGAAATAGTTTGAACCACAGTAGCTCCACTTGCTGTTGCTGCATTTTCTAATAGGTCTATAAGGCATTGTTCATCATTTAAAAGAACGAACGAACACCCATATAGATTCAATAGATAATGCTTTCCCATCACTTTTTACTTTTCTTTTGAGGTTGATTATTGTACATTTTTGGATTGACTTTTCCATCAGTCCATTTCATAGAAATTACATTTCTATACTCATCATAATAATGATCAAATATACTAACTTGTGTTCCTTGGACTACATCATATTTTGTGATTCCTTTATCAGAATAAGAAACAATATAAGAATCTAGAGGAAGAGATTTGTTAGTTGCTGCAGAAACATCACAATCTTTATGAATAATTTTTACTCTATTTCCCATCTATCATCCCCAAACAATATCAGGATATGCCTCTTGTACTACAACTTTAGTAATTTTAAATCTTTTGTGTAGTTGTTTATCTTTAACTAAACACATTAATTCTGCCTCAGACTCATGAAGAGATTCCAACATTTGAATAAACATTGTTTCTCTTTTTGGTTGAGCGATTTCACTTACTCCTTTTACAAAGTAATTAAACTTTCTCCATTCTTGAATCAACTTACTGTGCTCTGTCCCTGCTGGAGCATCGTTAGCTGTATAAGGAACATCACCTGGAGGCAATGCAGATTCTACTCTAGAATCAAAATTCCAAATAAGAACAGATCTTAAGGCAGGACTATCATAATGCCTTAAGATCTGAATTTTCTCATCTCTTGTTTTAGCATTAGAAACTCTTTGAATAATTTCAGAGACCAATTGGTTTGGTGGTAATTTCATAAATAAACTCCAATTTTTAATCTTCTAAATCTTCCTCTTCATCAAAGTATTCTTTGTTCTCAAATCTAAATGCTATAAGGTCATCTACTAGTGGTTCACCATCTTCATCAAACATTTCTGGATGATACGTATAAGGTTGTTTTTGTTCAAGGTGTTGCTTGACTATCCATCCAACTAAACCACCAAGTATCAAAGAAAAAATAACAAACAATACTGAAAAAACAAGGGTTAATGCTAACATAGTAATTCTCCTAGACTACTTTGGTTTTCCTATATCCAAGGAAAAATTAAAGTAGATGGTTATTTTCTTATTAAAGAAAGAAACCACCCTTTCAAAACATATTGAGAATGTTTTTTTATTTGGGAGCCTCCTTTTTAATACTAACTCAACACCCCTGTTAACAGGAAGAGTATTATCATTATTTATCACTATCAAAGAAACTTATTTTCTTGTAGGTATTTAACTGTATCAGAACATCCACCAAGATGTTCTTCATTCATAAGAACTTGAGGGAAAGTAGAACCTTCTCCAAACTCTTTGTAAAATTCTTCTCTTGTAAAATCAGTTCCAAGAGAATATTCTCTAACTGAAAAACCTTTAGATGCACTTAATGCACTAAGCACTTGAATAACTTTGGTGCAATAAGGACAACCATGTTTACTATAAACTGTAAAATTCATAACTTTAAATTCTTACTGGATGTGGACGTCTTTCATTTGATTTTATAGCACATAACCATGCTGTTGTGACTGCAATGTTATCATTCCACCAATTAGTTTCCAATCTAAATTCTTGAAATCTAATGGTAGTATTTCTAATAAACTGTGCCTTTTCTCTTCTGGTATAATACCAAAAACTGTTTTGATTCCAATAACTAACATGTGTTGGATCTTGCCATGCTCCTCTACCATCAGTAGAAGGAACTTCAATAAATGCCCAACCTCCATCACAAAGAACTCTGTGGATTTCACTCATGGTTTTGATTGGATCTTTAAGATGTTCAATCACATGACTTGCATTAATAACCCCAACACTATTATCTGGTAATGGGATACCCTCATTCAAATCACAAATAATATCAGCACCCTCTTGATCCACTGTAACATACCCTGGTCTTGGAAACAATCCTCCACCAATATCTACTTTCATTAGACCCTTAAGATCAGACTCACGTTCTGCAAGTTGTTGTGCATATTGATTAAACAATTCAAATGTTTTAACTTGAATTGCTTCATTTCTTTGTAATTGGGTATTATCCCCACCAGGCAACCATCTATAATAATAAAGAACCTTTGGAATAAAACAAAACTTGGTATTTAAATAAGACCTAATCACCAACTCATGATCATCACAAATATTTAACTCTGAATTATGTCCACCAATTTTATTATAAACAGATTTTCTCCATGCTCTTACATGATCAGGTGCATACCAAATGATACCAATACTGCGACTTGTGGGAGGAAAAGAATCAATTTTCATAAATTGCTCTCCTCTAAATTCCATCCATTTATAAGTCCACCCATTTTCTACATTCCATGGGATTTTATATTCATCCCCTCTCATATCATAAAGAAGATCTTCACTGTAAGCAAATCCAACTTCTTCATCCTGAAATGCTTTATTCAGTTCTTCAAGACAATCTTCAGAAATTAAATCATCATGATCTACTTCTACAAGAATATCTCCTTTACCAAGTTGAAAAGCTTTGTTTTTAATAAACCCTACATTTTCATGAGAAATTCCATTATGAAGTTTAACCCTATCATCATCCTTCAATTCTTGAGGTAGATGTGAGAGTTTGCAATCACCATTTAAGTAAATGACCCATTCCCAATTAGAATATGTTTGAGATTTGATAGTTTCATATAACTCCATCAAAAATGGAATGTTTTCTTTTTTATGCTCTGGGGTAATGATGCTAAATTTGTAATCCATATTAATCAAAAAAGAACATGTGAAATAGTCTAGAGTCTTCTAGTGATTGTCCAAAATATTGTGATGCTGCATGAATGCATTTACCATTAAAAATAACTAATCTATTAAAAACATTCCCAATAGAATCTACCAATTCAAATTTAGTTTTATCATAGAATCCACCATCAAAAGCAGATTCAATTCCAGGTTCAGAGCAATGTCTAACTCTACTTTGTTTATGTGCATACATTGAAGTTCCTGATTCAAAAGGAGCATCTGGAGTTAAGTATACCATTCCAGCCCATTGTTGATAATCTGTATGATATACTAAAGGATCTTTTGCATTACATGTTTGAAACACTCCATTCATATTGTATTCATCCCAAACAGTTATTGATTGTCCTATGATTGTTTCAAATGTTTTTCTAGTACCAGGAATAAAGAATTTTTCTTGAGTTCTTTTTCCTTTATAATATCTAAGATCTGCAATGAACTCTTGCTTTAATGCAAATTCTCTGACTGCATATGGATCTGAATAGAAATTATCTACTACAAAGATTCTTTTATCATATTGATTTATAGATGAAATATTAACAAAATTCATTTCAATATTTTGTATTAAAGAAAAAAGTTTGAAACAATCTACCACTATGTAAATCTTTACCAAAGTAATCCACAGAAGCATGGTATAACTTCCCTGGATATAGTATCAATCTATTGTAAATATTTCCTATTCTATCAACAACTTCCCATTTTGTATAGTCTCTTGCATCTTCACCATGATCTACATTTCCAATAGACTCCCTTTCCATACTTTCCTTATGCATGTATAAAGCAGTTCCCCCACTGATAGGAGCATTTGGAGTCAGATAACAAACACCAGCCCACATATTATTGTAATCAGAATGAATCCATGTCCTATCTTCTGCGGTACAAAGTTGAAATGCTCCAGTATATCCATCACCATTAGCATCCAATAACCAGTCAGTCACACCACCAGAAGCATGAGACACAAGAGCATTAATAACTTCTTTATGACTATCATTTAAAAAAGACCTTGTTCTTAATCCAGGATAATTTCCACGAACAGAAAACTCTTGGGATAATGCAAAGTTTCTAACACTATCAGGATTATTATAAAAATTATCAGCAACAATCAAATTAACATTCATTCCAATATGCTCCAGTTCTAGAACAGTATTTTATATTAGGGTCAATATATTTAAATCCATCCCACCCAGGTTCATTTTCAGCAACTCTTTTGCCATGGAAATAATCGCCAATATGATTAACCATCATATCACCATCAGATGTTTTTAACAATCCTGCTCCAATATTATATTTGGATGCAAGATAATGGGCAACTACAGACTCTGATGGATTGTGTCCAGTTTCTTCTAAAATAGGTTCTTTAGCAATCCATGCTGGATATAAAGACATTAGCATCCAAAAGTATGGGGTTGCTTTTTCATACCTATAATTTTTAAAAATTACATCATCTTCTTTTGCACCAATATCTTCTGTCTCATGAGTGTACCAGTTATTTCTTTTCAGTTGTATCTGAGACAGAGTATTATCTTGCTGAAGAAGTTCAATTAAATCCAATACCTTTAATGAATGCATTACTTCAACATCATCTTCATGGTGAAAAATATAATCATAATCTCTTTCCTTCACCAAATCAAAAAGTTGTTGCCATGTTTTAGTAATCCCCATATTTTCTTCATGGAGAATAATTTCATCATATCCATTGGAGGTTACAAACTCTGATAGTGATTCATCATCTCTACCCATTGGGTAATCATCAATGAATAAATGATGAACATCCAATCCAGTAAAGTCTAATTTTTTATTTGCTTCAAATGTTTTTTTCAGAAACTCTACCCTATTAGTAGAAAAAACTACATGAAGTAATTTCATTTAATCCATTCTCTCTTTATTATGTATTATGCAATAACAGGTTCCCCTTGACCTTCTGGAAGTTTAATTTGTTGTAGTTCTTTGACCTCCCAAGATCCACCAACACCACCATCCATGTTCACCACAATCTCATTGGTTGGTAGTGCCTTTGGCATCTGGACATCAATCACCTGACCCATCAGGAACTTATTCTTAGTCATAGTTCTATTCTGTGGGTCCATAGCGACCATGTTCATTGCATCAATCTCATCGCCACAATCTACAATCTTCCTTCCAGTTCTTTTATCAAGAACTGAAAAATAATCTTCACTCTGATACTTGTTCATTGTCTTGTTGCTTTTCCTTATTATAAAATACTTTGAATGGTCTGTAAAGTTGTGGCCAAGTATTTCGGATAATCTCTGCTAATTTGTAAGGTGTTTCTGAACTGATCACAAAAAAAGGAGTTCAGAGAACTCCACTATTTGGTTTTAGGTCGAAAGGGGCAGTCAGGACATCCTGCCCCACAGCATCCCTTAGAGTGCGTTGCCACGAGGCAAGACTTCCTCTGGGAATACAAAGTTCTCGTGTGGTTGATCAACAGGTGCCATCCAAGCACGTAATCCTTCGTTGAGAAGAATGTTCTTCGTGTAGAAAGTTTCAAACTCAGGGTCCTCTGCTGCTCTCACTTCCTGTGATACAAAGTCGTAGGCACGAAGATTAAGAGCCAAACCAATAATACCAATAGAGCTAGTCCACAGACCCATAACGGGAACAAAGAGCATAAAGAAATGAAGCCAACGCTTGTTAGAAAAAGCAATCCCGAAAATCTGTGACCAGAAACGATTGGCAGTAACCATCGAATAGGTTTCTTCTTCTTGTGTGGGTTCGAATCCTTTGAATGTGTTTGAGGCATCACCATCTTCATACAGAGTATTTTCTACTGTTGCTCCGTGAATGGCACAGAGTAGTGCTCCTCCCAGTATACCAGCAACTCCCATCATATGGAAGGGATTGAGCGTCCAATTGTGGAATCCCT